TGACGTTGTTCGTTGCAGCCGTGGTGTTGATCGTCGAGTTCGACGTGTCGTTGTTATAATTGTGATTTGAGTTCGAGTTCAGCGATGTGCTAGTCGAAGTGTTCTGGTTGATGTTCGTGATCGTGCCGGAGTTCACATTGGTGTTCTGGTTAATATTCGTCACAGTTCCAGAGTTGATATTCGTGTTGGTAGACGTGTTGTTGTTTGTGTTGGTGGACGTGTTATTGTTGGTGTTGTTCGACGTATTGCTGGTCGTCGTGTTGTAGATATACTCCGTCGGGGCTACCGACACTGGCGCGGTCTGCGCGAGCACCATAGAAGCCGCACTAACGGCACCCACGAAACCTACCAGAGCGCGCCGTATCATCATGCACCCCAAGGTAGCGGTGGCGTCACCACAGGGGGGTTAATTTGGTCAGCAATCTGTTGCGCCACGTTTGCTTCGTAACCCGCGACGACTTCTTCGCCCATAGCGTCTTGCACCCAGCCAATGACCTGCGCTTCAGTAAGATCAGCATAAGGTGTAAATGGAGCATCGGGGTCGAGTGGAACCGCCTGTGTGCCATATACGATGCCCCGGTACACACCATCAACGCCGATCAACGTCCAGTGGACATTAAATACTACATCGGTTTCGCCGTCTTCTTCGGGGTATGCGTCCATCTGGATGATGGTCCAAGTGTTGGTGATTGTCATAATATTCTCCTATAATCGCTCGGTTGAGTAGCAGTATTGCCGCCAAAAACCGCCGCCGTCGCAGAACGCAAAGAACGCCCCGTTGTTAGGTAATGTTGTGCCAAAATCGCTCCCGCCGGGGGCAGAAAGCGTTATGCTACCGCCGCTGACATTGCTGATGGCTACGCCTTCGCCAGACGAATACCCTGACGAGGGGAACGTAAGTGTAATGCCTGACGTGAGAATAAGGATGTTTGTCCCCTTATCGCCAGCGCCAAGGGTGGTGGTGGCTGAGATAGCATTTTGGCCGTTAGACCGAATACCCGGCTTGTTAGATAGATCGGCAAACGACCCAGACGTAGCCACAGTTGCAAGCGTTAGCCACGTTGGAGCGGCGCTTGGTCCTCCTGACGAAAATACTTGTCCGCTTGTGCCGTATGTCGCGCCGCCAATACCCCACTGACCAACGGAGCCAATTCTGAAACGCTCGGCAGTCGTCGTACCGGTCGTAAAAATCATGTTGTTGGCGTCATTGTAAATCTGGCTGTCGCCAGTAGTAGCAGTCGTACCAGTTGCGGACTGAATGCGAAGGTCACCCCCACCACCAGCGATGCGGACATCGCCCGCAACTTCCAGCTTATAACTTATACTGGTGGTGCCAATACCGACGTTACCGCCAGCTTCATTGAGCGTGATGTTATACGCCGTAGCTGTGCCGTCTGTCCGTTGTGCCTGTAGCCAAACGTGGCCGTCTGAGGTAGTAGTTCCAATCGTCAACCCATAAGCCGGATCATTATTGCTTAGATAAGCAATTCCTCCTGCCGTCCCTAAAGTCGGAGCATTGGCGACTCCTGCTGTTGCAACAGTTAGGCGGTTCTTGGTCGTGGTCGTGCCAAGCAGTAAATTACCGCTGCTGTCGATTCGCATACGTTCAACTGGAGCACCGGGGCCACCAGCCGTAGCAAATGCCAACGTGTTTGCAGCGGGGCCGTAAACCATACCGCCGCCGTTATTCAGTTCAATATTAGGGCTAGCGGCTGACAAACGAATATTGCCAGCCACATCCAGCCTCGCACCCGGCGTAAGTGTCCCGATCCCGACGTTGTCACTACCATCTTCGTATATCGCCTTACCTGCGGGGTAAGTGACAAAGACGTCCTTAGTACCTGCAGAGAAGGTAACCTTGGTCGTGCCGCCTGCACTTGATGCGAGCACTGTATCGCGGGATAGTAAGGTACCAGCAGCGGTGTAAGTGCCGACACCCACTTCCCATTCCGACCCTGCCGTGATGGTGTAGTATGTAGTATTAGCGTTACCGATAGCCGTACCGAACGACACATACCCGATAGGGGCCGTACCACTAAGAGTGATCGTGCCCGTACCAGTTGTCGTTGTTGTGTCCTTGACGCGATCCGCGAGTACAAGTGGCATTACATAAAGTCCTGTAGTTTGTGTATTGCGGTTAGGTACGTACCAGTTACAGCATCAACAATACTACGCTTGGCCAATACGGATAATGGCGTTCGCAGCATCAAATGCTGGGAAGATGATGGTGAAATCACCTGCCGTCGAAGTCCTATCCGAACCAAAATCCAGTGCACATACCGCAGCGTTCGTCAGCGTGGTGTTCGCGTTCGAGTTAGCAGACGGCGTGTTATTATAGATAAGAGCGCCGCGAGCCGTAACGGTCGCATTGGTGAACGTAAGGTCGGAAAAGTCAGTGAAACCCGTGCCGTTCGTAGCAGTTGAGTTAGTTGCAGCAACACCGAGACGCGTCAGCGTGCCACCGCCAGCCGTGTAGTTCGTGCCGGTCACTTCGTTGGTAGCCGAGTAGGTCGTGGTGTTAGCGTTCAAATCGGCAGTCGAGGTGTACATAGCGAGCTTAAAAGTGTCGCCACCTGTTGCGCGAAAGTCGTGTACGGCGAGCATGAGTTCCGCTTTGAAACTAGTGCACATTGCTTGGGTAATTGGCATGTTATGGACTCCTTATGTATCGAGTATAGCGGTTAGCTCTGGATACCCCGCCTGTTTAAATTTACTTACCAGAGTTACGTTATGGGACCGAATTGCCTCATGCATATAAAACACAATTACTTTTCGGATATTTTCTCGGAAAGCTTCGGCCTGATCGCGGATAGCTGGGTGTGTTTGGCTACCTACGTACATGATCTTATCTAATGCGCGGTCAGCGATTTCCTCAGGCGTAAACCCACGATTATCCGAGGTCATTACCATAACGCTTCCAACGGCACCTGTTGCTAAATCAAACATTCATCACCTCACTGGGTAGCGGACTTGTGGCGTCCGATACATATCTTGACGGTTTTTACCTTCACCCAACTGCTTGAGCATCGCCATCGCTTCGTCATACCGCTTCTGGTATCCAGCGATGATATCCTGCTCACCCTTCATGAACGTATACGCTTCTAATAACGAGCCGTAAAGCAAAACGCTATCAAAGTTGTCGCCCAACCATGACGTACCTGCCGTTACAATCGAAGGCGGATAATAGAAATAGTGAAGCTCGACTGCATAGTTATCGTCTGGCGTCGGCCCTAAGATATACGAGTTCTCATCAAAGAACGAGTAATAGGCAGGGAGGCCCTGTTCGCTGGGGTTAGGGAACGACTCACGGATGAAGTTAACATCCTTGTTCAACAAATAACTGTAGTTCCCACTCCCGTCGATCACAGCCAGCGAGAAGTTAGCGAGCCAGTCTGTAGGTACCGTAAGGTACTTGTTTCCGGATGTGACGTTACCAGTCACGTTTTTACGTAGGTCCAGAAGCTGAACCGTATTGTATATACGCTGCTCTGCTTCTTGAATGAACGTGTTAATCTGCTCGGTAGACGTCAACGTCACCGTGCTGGAGCCGTCAGAGCCGGTCCATGAGGTGTTGGGGAAGTCGTTTTCGACGTACCCTTTGATCGTCTCGAACAGAGTAGCGTAGTTCATTAGCCCATCTTCTTGCTGTGCCCAGTACCCTTGGTCGCTGCACCCGTGCCACGGGTCTTCTGCGTTTGGGTATTGGCAATCTTGTTCGGATAGCCGTTGTTACCAAGATCGGCCTGCGTATAGGTCTTTGGCATCTTATCCATTTTTATTGACCTTTCCCATGTCTTTCTTCGGCTTGCTGCCGCTCTTTTGGTTCGCAATCTTTGCCAGATTACGGCCCATATCCAACATCTGCTTGTTTGTCTTACCACCTTTAGCCATCTTAATTCTCCGTTTGAACAGTTACGGTACCTACAGCACCTTGTACTATTAGCACATTTACAAGGCCGGACAAACCCAAAGGATTATTTAACCCTACAGGATACCATCCCCACTGAATTACGCGACTACCACCTGATGGTCCACCAAATGCCAACACGTTATCATTGGGCACTTCGCCCTGTGTTTCTTCTTGGAGGCCGGTCAAGCCGCCTTGGAGATATGTGGTGTCAGGGCGCGGGTTACGCAGCGCCTGAGGATCATCAACTGGATACATACCAAGCTGAAGCTGCGGCTGATCTGGTTCCCAGCATGACGGGCACACGAGGATATTGACGTTCTTCGTCTTGATGACGAGACGCCGAAGCTGCTTCAGCTTATACCGGAACCCGCAGCGATCACACTGCGAAATTGCCCATTTACCGGAGGCAAACCTATTTGGCATTGCGTCTCCTTAATAGAACATCTGGCGTGGAGCGAGGCGTAGCGCGGCTTTTTCGCGGTCCTCGTCAGCAGCCTGTTGCCACAACTCTTCGTATTCCATCTTAAGCATCTGTGTACGCTCAAGCGCGCCGGGAATTTTCTTCGACAGATGGTAGGCAAGCCCAGCCACCATGCACGGGATAAAGCGGAACGGGATGTCCTGCGTCGTGAGACCGTTGCCAGCGTCCTGAATACGGCGAAGCCGCCAATAGACGAACGTGTAATAGTTGGACTGCTCCGGAGCAGGCCACACATTAATGTTTGGGTGGTCCACGCCTGTAGCGGGGTTGGTGCCTTCTGGCTGGCCACCCACAGGATAGGTTGCGCCTGATTGGCGGTTGATCCAAACTTGGATAGGACGCCCTTGGGCGTTCTTGTTCGGGATCGTCGAGTATGTGGATACGCTGATACGGGTAATGTTAATATCCGTTTGGCCTTGGCCAGTCTGCGTACGGACTACGTGATCGAGAAGATCAATCGTGTCCACAGGTAGGTCATATGTGATCTGCCCCTGAACCATAGGGATTTCGCCCTGCTCAATAGTCCACAAGTTAATGCCACGGTTTGCCCACTCAATGGTGAGCAAGTTCAAACTGCGACGCGCCGTCTTAAGGTCATAGCCCGTCCGAAGCTCGGCACCACAGCGCTCGAACGCTTCCTCAACGAGTTCGTTAAGGTTAAGGT